CAATGCCGTAGCCGTTCCATGTAAATGTGTTGCTTAAAAAGAAACCATTCCAGCGCTTTGCAACGCCGCCCAACACCAAAGCATTTGCCGCGCTACTGTCTGCGCTAGGTTGGAAGTTGTTTAAATTAAAGTCAATGGCGCGAGGTGTGGCTGCTGTACCGTTGTTGGTCAGGTACATCGTGCCGTCGTAAGTGGCCACGCCCATAGGGCCACCGGGCGTTGCACCACCCACGCCAATACCGTTGCCAACCGCAGTTTGACCAAAAATACCGTTGAGCGTGGTGATGTTGCCCGCCGCAGTGACTTGCGCCAAAGTTGGCGTTACGCCGCCAGAGCCGTTGGCTGCCGCAGTAACCCGGCCTTGAGCGTCAACAGTGATATTTGCGGAAGTGTAAGACCCCGCAGTCACTGTTGTGTTGTTTAAACTGATCGTGCCAGTTGTGGTGATCGTGCCGCCGTTAAGGCCAGTGCCTGCCGTGATGCTTGTGACCGTACCAGAGCCAGAGCCAGATGGCGTTGCCCATGTACCGTCGTTTCGCAAAAAGGTACTGGTTGAGCCAGTGGGTGCAGGGATCGCGTAAGCGTTCCAAGTAAAGGCATTCTTTAGATAGAAACCGTTCCAGTTGTTAGACGCGCCGCCCAAGGTCAGCGCAGTGGCAGCGCTAGAGTCTACGGCAGGCTGAAAGTTTGCCCCATTAAAATCAATTGCGTAAGTTGTCGCCAAAGCCGCAGTGTTGGCCAAGTACAAACGCGATGCGTAAGAGCCAATGCCTGCAAAGGGTACGCCACCATAGGTGTTAGTGCCAATGACAATACCAGTGCTTGTGCCGTTGCCGCCAAAAATACCGTTTAGGGTTGATGTGTTGCCGGCTGTCAGGACAGACTGCAAAGTACCGCCACCACCACCACCGCCAATTGGCGTGCCAGATAAGTCAGCGTAAACAGACGCCTCAACAATACCCTCAAAGCGGTTAGGCGCGCCTTGCTTGTATTTGTCCACGCTGCTGTAGTACGTGCAACCCACCATGGCCAGTTTAAAATCGCTTGCCACGTTGTTGATTGTGGGGCGAAGGGCAGATGGCGTGTAGCTGTCTAGGCCAGCAAAGCCAACTGCTTCCATTGTGATAGGAAACGCATAGCTGGACAGTGAAGCTGCCAAATAGATTTGTTGCTGTGGATAGCTGGTGCCAAGCGCCGTAAAGCTACAGCCGTTCAATACGCCGTTGATGCCGGGGCGTGAAACAGTTTGCTGCACTTGGAACTGCGCTTGACCGCCGTTGCCCTCAAAGTACACGCCGCTGATGTTAAAACCGCTGGCAGACTGCTGGGCAACCTTGCCGCCTACGTCAACCAAAGCCAAACCCCATTTGCCGCTAGACAAGTCCGTGCCTGCGCCGTTTGCTTCAATTGAGCCGCCAAGATAGTTAAACGTACCCGCGCCAATGACTTTGCCGCCATAAGCATCGTTATTGCCAACTACACAGTTAGACATGGTGATGGCGTTGGGTTCTGAATAATAACCAAACGCGGCGTTAGGTTCAAAATAGAAACCGCCATTGTTAAAACGAATGACCAAGTCATTGAACGTGGACGACAAGATGTTCACGCCATAGAGGCCAGTGGCCCAACCCGCAAGGTAAACATTGTCAATGGTGACGTAAGCAATGTCTTTTAACGCAATGCCCAGTTTGTTCTTTTGATAACCGTACAACGTAAAGTTTTGAAACAAGCAATAACCGGCTGGTTGCGCATCGTATCCAACAACTTCAATACCATTATTGTTGGTTGTTTGGTAAATGGTTGTGGCGGCCATGCCGTCGCCAGACATGGATGGGCGTTTGACGGGGTCTACCAAACTGCTGTTCATAGTGAACACAAGCGCGGCTGAGATTTTGTATGTACCTGCGGGCAGATAAACGTCGCCGCCGTAAGTGCAAGCCAAGTTGATGGCCGCTTGGATGGCTGACGTGTCGTCGGTTGTGCCGTCGCCCTTAGCGCCAAAGTCTTTGACTGACACCAAGTCTTGCATCTTGTTGTTTAAAGTCTTGCCAACTGCGCCGGGCATGATACCCAAAGAGTAGGTCTGCTTAAACCCGATGAGCGCGTCGCCTAGTGTAATGTCAGTTTGGTTGGCCAGTTGCGCTGCTAAGACGTTAGCGTCGGTAATGCCGGGAAGATTGTCCCAACTGCCGATTTGCACTTCGTTTGCGTCTTCCAAAATGAATTTGTACAGGTCGCCTGCGTTAAGCCAAACTTCTTCTTCAACACGGCCCGCCGCATTTAAAACGATAGGGTTGCTGTTGGCTGTCAGGCCAGTAGCAGACGTGTAAGTGGTGGCCGCAGTCGTTGTGCCAGCCGCGTAGGTGTATAGCAAGCCGCCAGACAAAGGCACGCCGTTGTCATCGAAGAACTGTGCGCCAGCGCCTGCAAATAGGGAAATGTTGACGGTCATTTTCGTTCCTTAAACAATGCTTGTGATGATACCGTTTACCACGGTAACAGTCTTTAAATCTACAGTGGTAAATGTACCATTTGCACCAATGTTTTGGGTGGCCATTGTGCCAAGGCCAAGATTTGTGCGGGCGCCTGCCGCAGTTGTCGCGCCCGTGCCGCCATTTGCCACGGCTATGGCTGTGGCGTTCCATGTGCCAACTGTCAGCGTGCCAACACCCGTGATGCCGGTATATGACCCAGATATACGGGCGGTGTTAATTGTGCCCGTGGTGATCTGAGCCGCGTCAATGGCAATCGGCGTATTGACCGAACTGGTCAAACGGCCTTGCGCGTTGACGGCATAGGTTGGTACGTTGGCCGCTGTGCCATACGTGCCTGCGGTCACGCCCGTGTTAGTTAACGCTAATGTAATTGAGCCGGGCGCATTTGTAATGTTGATGCCCGTGCCTTGCGTTAGCGTGTTTAATTTGTATGTGCCTGTGTCGCCAATCAGCAATTGGCCGTCTGTTGGTATGCCATCCACGCCAGTGCCGCCGTTAATTGGGCCAATAATGCCCGTGCCGTCGCCGCAGATGGTATAGATGTTGTTCAGAAACCGGAACCATTCACGCGAGATCGTGCCCGTGCGCTCGTCCATGAACGGCACGCGTGGGGCAGGGATCTGGGTAATGTTACTAGGCATTGGTCGGGCTTGCGTGAAGTTCTGCACCCATGATGGCAATCTTGACGGGGTCAGTGCCTGACACCTCATAGACCCTGTCGCGGATGCGGGTGGTCATGCCAAGGCGACGCCACATGATCCGTTGGCCAAACCGGCCAATACCGCCCATGGACGTCCAATGTTCGTTTGACCAGTTGTGGCCGCCATCGTCTGACCAACGTAGCATGACTTGAGGGTCAGCAATGATAGACGACGTAATGTCGGTTGCAAGATAGTTGCCGTTCTCAGTGATTATATTGTCACCGGCTTGCGTAACTAAAAAGAACACTTGCTCAGTCGTAAAGCCGTTTAAACCCACGCCAGATTCTGCGTCTAGTTGCAGGCTGTGCTGGGCAGTGCGCTTGAGCGTGTTCTGACCCGTAGGAATAGCGCGCCATGAGCGCAGCCACTTTTGTGCGTCGCCGTTGTCCGAATAGACTTCAAGACTGTATTTGTAAATGTTGCCGTTTTCAAAGTCGCCAACGATTGTTTCGCCACCAAAGTTGCACTGACAGTTAGAACGGTGACGGGTAAATGCGCCGTTGACCAGCCCTGCGCGCTCATGCCATGCTTGTGTGGCCGCGTCGTACACCCAAGTCGCGTTGGCGCTTGGGAATGTCAGGACATAAAAGCCGTGGCCTTCTTGCTGGTAGGTGTAGGCTAAAGCGTCTGAGATGTTGCCGTATTGGGCAATTGCGTATTCAATAGCATGGGTAGAAACCCTTTGTCCAGTGTAGCCGTTGGCTTTGTAGACAATGCCTTGGCCACGGGCGTCAGTGCCAAGCCAAAACAGGCTGTTGTCTAGTTTGGCGATAGAGAACGCGGCCACACAGCCAATCTCGTTAAACGCGCCTTGGATGCGTTGGAGTGGGAAGTCTGTGCCGCCCACGTCGTACCAGACCTCAACTGAGTCAGTGCCAAACAACCAAGCCTCGCGGTGGTCTACGTTGACCGCCACCAAGCCGTCAGGTGAGCCTTCAGCGCTTGCAAAATCAAGCGGGTCGATGGACGTACCATCCAACAAAGCCGTGACCCATACGCGTTGGCTGTTAGGCTCGTTAAAAACAAAGTAGCCGTCTAAATAGCCTACGGTCACAGCACCGGGGAAGTCTGGGTCTGTGATCTGTTTAAACTCGTTGGTGGCTTCGTTGTAGATGTAGCTAGGGCCGTTGCAGGCAAAAAACAGTTGCGTGCCGTTGTCAGCAATCGACACGGGGCCGCCGTCAATGATGTCGCCTAACTTGACTGGCGTGGCCGACGTGCTGGTCATTTTGTAGACCTCTGTGCCAGATACGACATAGAAGTCTGCGCCGTTGGTCTGGTGCGCCCACAATGCTCGGATGGGGCCAGAGCCAACAGACTGAAGTAGTTCTAACCCGGGCGCGCGGTTAAGAAAGCCGGGTTCTTTGCCGCCTTCAGGAATGACTTCCGGAAATAAATTGATCATGCGGTTGTCCGCAGCATTGACGCTGCGGGCAACGTAGCTGGAGCCAAGGATCGGCGTTTTCATCAATAATTACCGGCATAAATGTTGAAACGCTGGCGGTTAGCCACCAATGCGTAAGGCAAGGCCATCACATCATCTGGGTTGTTAATGCGTTTCAGGTCACGCTTAGAAGTCATGGCGATGCGCTGCACCTGTGGGCTTGGCTCAACGCCAAATTCAGGCGCAAACTCCATTGCCAAGTTGTATGTAAACGCCCGCAAATAACCGGGCGGAAAATACATGTTGGTGGCCAGCGTGGCGGGCTTGTTC